TTTATCTAAGAATGAAGTAAAAACATTTTTAATAAAGTACTTACGGGATGACTATATAACAGGAATGCAGGATATAATTAAGAAAGATTTATTACCTGATACAAATTTAGTTGTTAATCTTCCTTGGTAATAAAAAATAAATTATTATCTTTGAAAAGTATACAAATTTTAAAAACCAATTATAATGGCAAAGAAAAGCAAAAAGATTTCTTCAAAGGAATTGACTGAAGTAAAAGAGCTTCAAAACCAAATTAATACACTACTAATGAATATTGGTAATGCAGAGCTGGTTAAGAATCAATTAGTATCTAAACATTCAGAACTGCAAGCTGAATGGAAAACTGTAAGTGAATCATTAGAGACAAAATATGGTTCAGTTAATATTAGCCTTGAAGATGGTACTATATCTGATATTGAGAAAGAAGATACTTCTTTAGAGAAAGCTTAAATTTTATTCTCATAAGTGTTTACAAAATTTTTTAAAACTGGCATTAACTTGTTTGGTTTTAAAAAATTTTGTATATTATAAATGTATAGTTTACAACAACGCAGTACATTATAGTAAAATAAAACATTTATGATCCCAACGAACTCAAGCGGCACCACAAATGGATGTGATAATATATCTTCTAATTGTGTAATATGGCAAGGGCCAGATATTTCTTGTATAGACCTATGTAATGGTGACTCTATTAGTGAAGTTGTATTTAAACTTGCAACTAAGGTTTGTGACCTTTTAGAGAGTGGTGTAGATATGAACCCTAATCTTACTGGGTTAGATATTTCTTGTTTAAATGTTAGAGGTGCTACGCCTACTCAACTTGTTCCTGTTTTACAGGCAATGGTTAATCAGATATGTTTAAACACTGATTCAGGACCAAGTAAAGATTCTTTAACATCTGGTCTTCCTATAATGGTATTACCTGCATGTATGCAGTATGATGATAAAAGCGGTAATCCAGTAACTCAACTTCCTTTAGATGAATTTGCTACATTAATAGCAAATCAAGTATGTAGTAATTTAGCAAGTATTAATACTATTAATTCAACATTAACAAGTATTAATTCAAGAATAGATATACTAGAAGCTTGTGTGTTACCATGTAGTGGTGGTGTTGTAGAAGCTCAAATTGTACCTGCATGTGTAAGCAACGTAGGAGTTTTAACTAATGTTTCAGTAGTTGTACTAGCATTAGAAAGTGCATTTTGTGAATTAAGAAATGCAGTTGGATTTCCATCTGCTATAAATTCTGCAATTTCACAATCTGCAATAACAGGTTCATATACTCAGTTAACAAACAAAGATGCATCATATAGTGGTATAGTTGGATGGAATAATTCAGCTTCTACATTAGCTCAGTCTATGCAAAACGCATGGGTTGTAATTGATGATATGTATACAGCTATTACAAGCATTCAAACAAATTGCTGTCCTGGAGGATGTGATGGAATTATATTCTCATATACTACTGCAAATACTATTAGTGGTGGTACAGGTTTAATAACAGACGTAGTATTTAACTTTATAAACTCATCTATACCTAGTACATTTAATGATAGTGCAGGTTTTAGTAAAATTACAATAGTTGATTCTAAAGGTGTTTCAACTCAGCAAATTGTTAGTGTTTCATCATTACAGAATAATTCCACAGGTATAAGTATAAATGTAGCATCATTAGATACTGCTACAAATCTAACTGCAACAGTTGAGTTTAGTGTTACAGATGGAAATGATACATGTGTTGAAACACAATCTAGTATAATAACAGGAATTATTCCTTGTCCAAGTATGACTATAAGCAGTATAACATCTGAAGCTTTCAATATACAATTTAATAATTTATTGGGAACAACAGCAACATACTTAATAGAAGTAATTAATCCTAATGGTGTTGTAGTAGCTACAGATACTGTAAACAACCCAGGATCTAACGTAACAGCATCATTCTCTGGTTTAATACCACAAACAACATATGCTGTTAGATTAACAGTATCTATAAGTGGAGGGTCAAATGTTTGTGCAGATGTACCGGTTGAAACACTTACAGCAGATGCACCATGTAGTCAAGGTATGGATGTAGTATTCTTAGTAGATTATACAAGTAGTATGACATCTCAAATTCAAACAATACAATCAGGAGCAGCTAATTTAGTAAGTACAATAGATTCTTCATCAGGATCAAATAATTATAGAATAGGTTTAACTACTGTAGATGAAACTAGTGGAGATCCAAATTATGGTAATTGTGCTGATTACACAGTTCTTCCAACAACACAAAGATTGATTGTTGCTGGTTCTGCCGGAACTAATTTAATATACACTGCTTGGGAAATGTTTGCCAATGATAACGGAACTGCATTTACAACTCAGCTAAATAAATTAGCTGGAGGTGTAGATGGAACATGTGTTAACATGGGATCAGGAGAAGGTGGAGCTGAACCAATGGATTTAGCACTACAACAAGTAGTTGGAGGTGCTGCATTTAATGGAGCATTCAGAAACAATGTTGCAAAATATGTAATACTAATTACAGACAATTTACCGGGAGGAGATGAAGATATAATGAATATGACAACATACTCTAGAATTCTGTCATTGATAACAACCTGTAATAATAATGGAATTAAAGTATTCTGTATGGGAGCAGGTGTTAATATGGATTGGGATAATGGTGGAACAATAAGTCCAGCAGTATATCCTTGGAGAGAGCTTGCAACTGGAACAGGAGCTACGTATACTACGAGCACTGACCCAAGTACAATATCTAGTTTAATAATATCTGGTTGTGGTGGATCACCAACCTAAAATAACTAAAAATAAAAAAATAAACAATGGCATGTAATTGTACAAAATGTAGTCAAAAATGTAGTTGTGCTGACACAGCAATAACCAATGCATGTACCTATACTGATTGTAGTACAGGTAGTGAAAGGTGTGATGATGTGCAGTGTGCTTCATGTGTAAGCTATTGTGGAACATCTTTTCAAATAGGTGATCCTGGTAGTAGAATAGTTATAACTTCTGGTGAAAGATTAGATTCTATTATACAAAAGTTTTCTATGATATTATCTAACGGCCTTGGGACATGTACTTCAAATGATATACAACATGATCCATATAATGTTTATGCAGGTGCAGTAACAGGTAGTACTATTTCAGTTATATGGGATGGGATATGGAGTAACAGCACAGGTTTAAATGTATATATTGATGAACAAATAACACCTGTAGGATGGACATTAGCTAATCCACTAGCACCTATTGTACCTACAGTAAATAATTTTACTATAACAAATTTAACTGCTAGTACAGCATATAAAGTTAAAGTTGTAGATGCTGGTAACACAGGATGTAAACCAATTGAAATACTTATTTCAACTCTGTCAGCATAAAAAAAACAACACGTGGTGGTTTGTTGGTTTTCTACTACAAACGTTGGAAGAGGCTGGATATATTCCAGTCTCTTTTTTTTTTCTTATCTTTACAATAAAAAATCAAATTATTTAACTTATGGATAATATAAAGCAAAAAGTTCTTGACAGTTTAAAATGGAAAAAGCACCCATCTTATTGTGCTGAAAAACTGAACATTACAGAAAAGCAATATAAGAAAGTGAAAAAAGAATTATTAGCAGAAAGAAAAAACAAAAGAAAGAAATCTATATTTTTTAGTAAAGCTGCAGACAATGCACAAATTGCAGAAGCAATTGATTTAGAAAATGGAACTGGGAAGTTATCTGGAACTTTTGATCATGAGCCTAAAAGTGCAGAAGAAATAATAATCTTACTAAAGATAGACACTGATAAATGGAAATTGTCTCAGTATTGGAATAAACAAATGGGTGATCACTGGAGGGTTTCAGCATTAGTATCACAAATAAAAAATCCAGAAGAAAAACTATTTGAAGACCTATTAAAAAACTGGAGTCCCAAAAAATACAAAATATCAAATACACCTTATAAAAGTAAATTTACTGATGATCCACATTGTGCAGTAATATCTCTACAAGATATTCATTTTGGCAAAGAAGGTAATGATACCATAGATAAAGATTTTGAAGATACAGTTAAGAACTTAGTTAGTAGAGCAAATGCTATACATCACATAGAAACTATGTACTTTGTTGTAGGAGGTGATTTAATCAACATGGATACCTTCCAGGGCACAACTACAAGCGGAACACCTTTAGACAACTGTATGAGCGCTACAGAGGCTTATGTGCAAGCATTTGATGCAATGCATTGGGCTGTCACATATATTAAAGCCCACTGTGATAATTTAGTTGTAGTATATGTTCCTGGAAATCATGATAGACTTTCTTCTTTTCATTTAGCTCATGCTCTCTCAAGATCAATAGAGTGTGATAATATAACATGGGATGTAAAATATGAAGAAAGAAAGGTTCATGTATGGCATAATAACTTTAATGCATTTGAACATGGGGATAAGCGTAGCAAGAATAATCCTTTAATATATGCATCAGAGTATCCAAAAGCTTGGGGTGACACAACAAACAGAACATTATTCAAAGGTCATATTCATACAGACAGAAAGGTTGAATATATGACATCAAATGAAACAGCAGGTTTTATAGAAAAGACGTTACCTAGCCTGGGTAAAACAGATTACTATCATTACAGTAACAAGTATGTAGGCAATAGACGTTCAGGTAAACTAGAAATACAACACCCTACAATGGGTAATATATGTGAATTAACTTATCAAGCATTGTAAAGACCTCACATTAAATTTCTTTAAGTGGGGTTTTTTTTGTAAATTATAAATATAACTGTATGATCAACAATTTCAAAAAACCTGATTTGAAAGCTCCTAGATATAGAGAGAAAAGAATGGGGTTATTAAATGAAGAAACAATCAAAGAGTTTAAAGACAAGAAACCTTTATACTCTGACATAGATAACGTTAAATTAAAAAAGATAATAAATATATATAATGTTAGACTTTGGAATGCTGTAGTAGAGAATAGAGATGGTGTAGAGTTGCCTGATTCATTAGGGTATCTATTTATTGGTACATGCCCTTCATCAAAATCAGTGAATACTAATTATGCTCTTTCAAATCAGTATGGTAAAGTTTTACAAAATAAAAATTGGGAAACAGATGGAAATTTAGGTAAAATATTTTATACAAATTACTCAACTAAATATAGATTTAAAAATAGGGAGTTGTGGAGATTTGTAGCATGCAGGGATTTTAAAAGAACTGTTGCAAAAACTTACCCCATCAATTGGACCAAATATGTAGTAATGAAAAATAAATACAAGGTGGCTCATCTTTATGATGAAAACCCTGAAGAAACCATTAAAGCATTAAAGTATTATAATGAATTTGAAAAATAAAAAACATGGCAACAATAGCAGACGTAGTATCAAGAATTAGAGGCCAAGTAAAAGCAGGAGTTCAAGATGCTTTTGTCACTGATAGATATATCTATAGCTTAATTGAAAAGTATGCTCAGTTTTTAATGAGAAGGCAAGATTATGCAAATAAATTATTAAAATTTAATTCAGTATGGAAAACATTACCATATGTAGAATTAATTGAGGTAGATAAAGTTGAAGCTCATTGTGCTGGAATAAAAAGTGGTTGTACAATAAAACGTTCAAAACATAGATTACCTTCAATGTTTGAAGGTTACTGGGGTCCGTTAATACGTACCATTAGTTCAATAGATGGTTCACAAGAGCTGCAAGGAACCCAACCTGGTACATATACATCATTAACAAAAAGTACTTCTTTTAGATATAACAAAACATTATATTTTTGGTGGTTAGATGGTTATATCTACTGTCCAAACATTGCATGGGATGCAATTAAAGTAGAAGGTGTATTTGACTCAGATATAACTAAATGGGATTGTGATACAGAAAATGATTGCACCCCTAGATATGAGCAAGAAATTTACATACCAGAAGCATTGTTTGCAGAAATAGAAAGCCAAGTTATTGCTACTATGTCAGGTACATTACAAATACCATCTGAAGATTCAGATAACAAACGTAACATAGCAAGAACTTAAAAAATACAACAATGGGGGTATCACAAAAATATAGAACTTTTAGTCAATTGATGGAAGATGTTTCCATTGATTTTTCAACGTATGCACTTGAAGGATTAATTGAACCTGCTCAACTTATTAAAGTTGCAACACGTGTAAATTATGATTTAGGGTTACGTATACATAGAACTAAAGAAGTTATTATAGATATAGAACATGGTAGAGGTCAATTACCTTTTGATTTTCAATATTTAAACTACGCATTTAGATGTGGATCATACACTGTAAATAGCACAATGCCATCAGGAACCCATGTTGAAACATTCAATGACGTACCATATGTTCCTGCTCCTGGTAATGTAGCACCATGTGAAGATGGAAAGGTATGTAAAGATGTATGTGTTGTTAAAACATGTAATGATAAAGATAGTTATCAATTAGTTCAGAGAATAGGAGGTGGTCAATTTAGAACATTTAATACTTGGACTGAATTAAGAATCAAAGACGTTAATGATAAAGTTTGTTACTGTCCTAGTTTAGGTGCACAAGCAGTAGATATAGCAGAAGTAAAAGATGGTTTTTTAATAACTACGTTTAATACAGGAAAAGTCTATTTAAGTTACCAAGGTGCTATGGAAAATGCAGAGGGTGATTTATTAGTATTAGATCAACCATATTGCAATGAATATTATGAGTATGCAATAAAACAAAGAATATTAGAAAACATGGTTTGGAATGGTGAGAATGTATCTCAACAATTACAGCTAGTAGAAAGTAGACTAAGAGGAGCAAGAAATAACGCATTAGGTTTTGTTAATACACCAAACTTCCAAGAAATGAGAAAAGTTTGGAATATGAACAGAAGAGCACAGTATCATAATTATTACAATATGTTTTTAAGTTATGCGCCTGCTAACCCTCAAGTAGTAACAGGACCAAAGAGATAATATATTATGGCTAAAAAGGAAACACCTCCTCAACCACAGGGCAAAGGTTCATCATCAGTAAATATAAATACATTTACTAAAGGTATGAATAAAGATGTTGCCCCTTCATTTGAAGGTCAACAAGCATGGTGGCATGCAAGGAATGCAGCAAATAATTCTGAGGATGGAGATATAGGAATGATTGGCAATGAGCCATCAAACTTATCATGTGGTGTTATTCCATATACAGTTATAGGTGCTATACATAGATATGGTGATGAGTGGATAGTTTTTTCAACTGATAATGTAAGTTCAGAAATAGGAAGGTTTGATGATAGTCAATGTAAATATGAAACTTTAGTTAATGATCCATGTTTAAACTTTACTAAGAAATATTTAATTACCGGAGCAGCAAAAGAAAATTTTGATTGTACTTGGGAAGTATATTGGGATGATGCAAACAATCCATCAAGAGCTTTAAATATAGATGACATACCCTGGAAAAAAGTTCAAATTACAGGTCCGGATATTGATGGAGACCCATGTGTTAGATATGAAATTATAGAACCTAAAAAATTAGATTGTGAAGAAATAAGATTAGCTCCACTACTAGATACACCTTGTATACAATTAGACAAAGCAACAGACGGTGGTATGTTACGTAATGGAACGTATCAAGCATTTATTGCTTATGTAGAGAATGAACAAAAAGTTACGGACTATATTGGTATATCTAATTTACAATCTTTATTTAGTCACCAAGGTTCAGATAGTTCTTTAAATGTAAAAGTTTCTAATTTAGATCAAGATTATTATTATTATGAATTAGTACTATTAATGAGAAACCAAGGTCAAACTCTAGCAAAGAGAATTGGTTTATATAGTACAGAACAATCAGACATTAATATTGATTTTATAGATCCAGCATTACCTGCTATAGATTTAAAATTAATACCTCTTAGAAGTCCGGCTTATGAAAAGTCAGAGTCTATGTTTGTTGTAAATGATTGGTTAATAAGACAAGGTCCAACTGAACAATTTGATTTTAATTATCAACCTATTGCAAATCAAATCCAAACAAATTGGGTTATAAATTCTTTATCTAGTAAGTATTACACATTAGGTGGAAACAAGTTAGGTTTCATGCGTGATGAGCAATATGCATTTTTTATTAGATGGATATATAATACAGGTGAAAGATCTTCTTCATATCATATACCCGGAAGGGCTCCAGAAAACTATAATGGTACTATGGAGAATGAAGTTATATTTGGAGATAATGTATTAAATACTGATGGAGAACCTTTATATAAAGTATATAATACTGCATCTGCAACTTCTTTAAATCTTAATGAGCCTCAAGAAGATAACAGTTTAGTTATTGCAAGAGGTAAGATGGGTTATTGGGAATCATCAGAACTCTACCCATCAAATAGACCTGATATATGGGGTAATCTATGTGGTAAACCTATAAGACATCACAAGATGCCTGATGAGTCAATAGGTGGTGCAAACTCCCCATTACATATTAGTACTACTAATGGAGATAATATAAATTTAGTAGGTGTTGAATTTACTAATATTGGTAGACCTAAATATAATAATGGATCTTATATTGAAAATGTAGTAGGCTATGAAATACTAAGAGGTTCCAGACAAGGAGCAAGATCTATTTTGGCAAAAGGTATGTTTAAAAACATGCGTAAATATGATATACCAGATTCTGAAAATATACTAGGAAATTCACAAGGATTATATCCTAACTATCCTTACAACTCTTTGCAGCATGATGTATTTTTTCAAGATGGTAATAGAAATAAAACCACAGAAAACTTCTGTGACCAAGGTACTTTTACAGGTAGTATAGGTCATTATGAACCTTTAAAAGGATTTACAAAAGATGTGTTTTCTTTTCATGCTCCAGATTTAATGTTTGCTAAGCCATTTTTAAATGCTTATGAAACTAAAATATATGGTAACATTCATGGAAAGTCTGCAGGTAAGTTTATTCCTTCAGAGGATCATCCTCAGTTTAAATTATTAAGACCTGCTGCTGCTTCTCTTGCGGTAATAATAGGTGTTGGATATGCACTTAATGCTGTTCAGGGTACTACAAACAAGAAAGCATTACCGGTTCAAGGTTTGAATCCAGTATATGCACCATGGTTTGTTGGAGGTTTTACTAATGGTGGTACTGTAACAGGTGGATTTACTGCTGCCCCAGCATCAATAGGTGGTTTAGCATTAGGTAATGCAATATGGGATATTTTATTAGATGAGCTGTTAGACAATGCAGTTGATGTTGGAGATTTATATGCAGGTGGTATTTTTTCATCAACAAAATTAAATGCTCAAGGTGCGACTAACTTCTTGAAAACTGCAGTCCCAGGTACACAAGGTGGTGGTATTGAAGAAGGTGTTGTATATGATAAACCAGAAGGAGCAATGCCTAGTATTCTTAGAGGAATAATGGGTATATCTTTAGCACAAAAAAATATTGCAATAGGCGGTGATGAAATTATTGATTTGTTTTATAACATGGTTAGTTTTTATGACTTTGTTTTAAAATATAACTCTACCGGATTTTTTAATACTTTTGCAAAAATTAATCAGAACGATATATTTAGAACAAAAAATAATGATTCTAATTATATAGGATCATCATTTCAAACTTTTGATGGTATTAAATATAAAATTAATAATTTATTTAGACCATCTACTGTAGCTGTCTCAACAGAAAAAGAATTAGCTATACCAACTACAGTTGATAATTCACGTTTTGCACTTGGTGGTTATGTAAGAACTGATGGTAGTGTTAATGATTTTAATAATAGTTTAATAAAAGACTTTAGTAAAGCAGAAAGACAAACAACTATATCTGCATTATACGGTGCTTTAAAGTTTAACTTTGATAATCAGTATGGTCAATTAGATGGTATAAAGCAAATACAAATGAGAGGTTGCGTTGAATTGTTAGATAACAATTTACCACCTGAAACTTTATATACATCTAAACCAATTTTTAGTGGGGATGTGTCAATCAATAGATATACTGAAAAGTGTATAATGCCTATTTTTACAAACTTCTTAAAAGGACAACCTAACGGTCATGCATTTGATTATAGCTTATATGTAAATATACCTTATCCAAGATTCTGGTTAAACTCAACTAAGTTTGACATAAGTAGTATGGCACGTGAGGTTGCTACATTAGGTTTTAGTCCTGGATCATGGGAAGATGCATTACCAACAAGTCAATATTATTTAGATAGGGGATCAGGAAACTGTCAAAGCACAAACCTTTTTGGTAGTTTATTTGGAGGTTCAGGTGGAGGTGGAAATTTAAATCCTGCTTTTCAAATGAAAAGGGCATATATGTATACTCATATAAATGGGGTTAATGAATTCTTTGTAGAGTCAGAAGTTAATTTAGCATATAGAGATTGGGAAGATTCACCAGATAAAAGATTTTATGACACTTATGAGTATAATGATTTAGGTGTACTATTTCATGCTGATAATATTAAAGCAGATAACTTTTATAAGTATGATGATTCATTGTCTGGATCAAAGTTTCCAACTCAAATGACTTCATTTGGTCAGGTGCAACCTAGGGATTATGACCCATATGTTTCTGAGACATGTTTTGTTAGTTATCCAAAAAGATTAATTTATTCATTACAAGCACAGGAAGAATCAAAAAGAGATTACTGGAGAGTGTTTTTAAATAATAACTATAAAGATTTTAAAAATGAAGTAAGTGTTATTAAACCTATAAATAAGAATGGAGCATTAATATTCTTCCCTTATTTATCTCCTCAAATGTTTCAAGGTCTTGATACATTAAAGACTCAACTAGATACAAAGCTTACTATAGGTGACGGAGGTTTATTTAGTCAACCGTTCCAAAATGTTGCAAATGCAGATTTGTCAAATGAGTATGGATCATGTGAAAGTTTAAGAGGTGTTATTAATACACCATTAGGATTATTTTTTATATCTCAACAACAAGGTAAAATATTTCAATATGCTGGTAAAGGTATGGACCCTATATCTAATAATGGAATGAAATGGTGGTTTAACAAATACTTACCTTCTAGATTTATAAAGCAATTTCCAAGTTCAGAAAATACACAATGGACAGATAATCCTGTAGCAGGAGTAGGATGTCAAGTAATGTATGATTCAGTAGATGATATAGTCTACTTTATGAAAAAGGATTATCAATTAAAGCCTGACTATATAGGTCAAGCAACATTTGTTGATAGACCATTTAAACCTGTAGAAATAAGAGGAGAGGCAAGAGTACCGGTAAGTATTGATATTGGTGATCCAGTATATTTTGATGATTGCTCATGGACAGTGTCTTATGATCCAAAGTCTAAAGCATGGATATCTTTTCATGACTGGCATCCTGAGTTAGCTTTACCTAGTATAAATCATTTCTTTACAACTAAGACAGTAACTACTACAATACCACAATGTCCTCCGGGATATAATTTTAATCCTACTACTGGATTATGTGAGATAGGGGTTAATGAATCAATACCTGCTGAAGTAACTATAGAAAACATTGCAGCTACAATAGGGGGTGGTCCTGTAAACTGTTTAGTTGATGTAGTAATATCAATGGATGTATCTGGTAGTACTAACAGTTTTGGTAGAAGAGCAGCTCAACAAACTTGGATGACTGCATTTTTAAATGATCCACAAATACAACAGTTTATGTCCAACAGTCAAATGCAAATTGGATTTGCTCGTTGGGATGGTGGAGCAGGTGTTTACACTATGCCAGGTGGTGTAACAATGAGCCATACAATAACAGAAACGCAAGCTACTGCTTGGTATAATGCAAACTGGACTGGTGGCTCAACTAATGTACTTTTAGGATTACAGACTGGTAATGGTATACTAACTAATCCAGCTAATTCAACATTAGGTGATAGAAGAACACAACCTAATTATAGAGCTATACAGATTCTTATTACAGATACAACTAGTGCACCAGGTCCTAATGTTGGTCAACCTTTTACATCTGTTGGTGCAGGTACTGCTCCAGCATATCAATTTGTTTATGCAATGTATTGTGGTGCAACTTCTTCAACACCACCAAGTGCGGGGGTATTAGATGATATATCTATGTCAAGCGGGCCAGTAAATGTTGATCCATATCAATTTGGTATTAATGCAGCTGACCCAACAACTTTTCAAGCAGTTGCAACAGCAATTGCAGGAGCTGTATGTGGTACTGATTTTACTTGTGATTGTCCAGCAGGATATACTAAAGTATTTTTAGATCCAGTTACTTCTACTTATACTGCAACATCTGGTGCATGTGATGACGTGACTCCTCCAATATGTAGAAAAGTAACTTGTGAATGTCCAACATCAACAATTCCGGGATCAACAACAACTCAATCAGGAACATGTCCAGATGTAGCTCCCGGTATATTTATTATTGGAGATCCAACTTGGGTAGATCCAACACCATTAATCTGTAATTATTTCTATTTTGATTCTGTAACACCTAATTATAATGTAGGAGGGTTTTGGAGACACAATGTGAGATGTGATTCATTTGTAAATTATTATGGTGAAGACTATCCTTGGGAAATAGATTTAATATCTAATACTGGCCAAGCTGTTAATACTATAAGAAGTTTTGAATATCAATTAGAAACATATGTTTATAAGGGAGATCCACAATATAATATGTGTGGTGGAGATAAATGGGAGGATTTAGATTTTAACTTTGATGCTTCTATCATTTATAACAATGATCAAACATCAGGTTTATTATTATTAAACCCACAACCAGTGAACAGCCCTTGGACTAATTTAGATTTTCCTTCTATTGGATTTAATGGTATACAAATACTAGTTTCTAAAGTAGAACACAAATTTAGATTTAATCAATTTTGGGATGTAACTAACGATAGGGGAGAATTTACAAATGCTGAACAACCAATATTTGATACATCATGTAACGGATATGTAAGACCATTAAATTACATTAACATTAATTATTCAAAGAGTGCTACTCAACGTAAAAAGTTTAGACATTATTCTAATAATGTTATTTTACGCAGAAATGTATCTGGAAATAGAAAGATGTTATTGAGATTAAATAATACTAAACTTTTACTATCACAAAGATAATGGGACATAAAAAAAGCATAGGACTACCAGGAGGACCAAATGAATTCCTACAAGATATAACACAATATATATCTGTAGATGGATATAAAAATGATAGTCCAGATAAAACCAATCCGGTTAATATCATTGAGTCAGGTTCAATAACAATGGAGGATGTAGATTTTCCTGTTATGGGAACAGATAACCTAGGTAATAGTGAGATGATGATGCCTGGTAATAACTATCAGTTTCCAGGAGATAGTGTGTTAGAAGTACCTATGGTACAGACAGGTTATGAAGTTCCAAAAAGACAAGGTGTTAGACTAAACTATGATGAAGAAGGTAAAGTAATTGGTGAGTCAAGTCACATAATGAAGACGGAAACTTTTGATAATGTAAATTGGTTTTCTTTCCCTACATTATTTCAAAATGAAGATGGCACTTGGGTTGACATGTCCGAGCAAGCAAAGAAAGATTGGAAGCCTGTATATGAAGAAGCTAAAAGAAGAGGTGAGATTATAGATTTTGGAAAAGATAGAGAAACTGCACTAAAGTTTGGTAAAGGTTCTTGGAAACCAAAATTTCAATTAAGAGGTGAAGTAGATAACACTAAAGGAGTTATACCTAATCAAAAAAATGTTGATAATTCATTTCAAAGAAAATGGTTAGAGTCACCCATGTATAAAAAAATATTAGCAAATGAGGTTGGTCCAACTGATGATGCTGAATTTATAACTAATAGTAGAATAGGTAATTTACAAAACGTACCTATAATAGTAAATCCTGGTACACACGAAGATGAAGATGTAGGTGCAACATCTTGGAGTGTGAATGGAGAAATGGAATTTTTTAAACCATCACATACTAATCATGAAGGGCATATTTATGAAAACACTTTTGAACATGAAGTAGGCCATAGTGGAGATAGAGTTGGAGAAGATACATTAAAAAGATATGAAGATAACTTAAGCATTGGAGATAAAATTGCTTTAGCAAATGCTTCACTAAGTACTAGACCAAGCAATATATTTTTACCAAACTATGTTTCTTTGGCAAATAAAGCATATAATTATATTACTGGTCAAGAAACAAACGATCTTGAAGATAGGGCTAAACAGATATATAAAAACCTTAATACAGAAAGACTTATACCTACAAAAACTATTAAAAGATTTGAAGACGAAAGGGTTAATATAGAGGGGTATGATGATGATGGAAATCCTATAATAAATAAGCTTGATATAGCAAGCTATGGAGCCTATGATGCAGATGGTAATCCCATAGTAGCTTTTAATAAAGATGGGTCTGTAAAAGAAGGACAGATAGAAATAGAGAGAAGCCCCTGGGGAGATTATGTTTCTAATCCTACTGAAGCTAGAACTAGATTAAATACAATTAGGTCAGCAGCAAAAGATCTAGGAATATATGATCCTATGACTGAACCATTAACTAGAGAAAAATTTCAACAATTAATTGATAGAAGTTCAGAGTTAAACAGAGGAGAGTCAGATGGTTTCAATCCATTAATGCAATTACAGGATGTATATAGTGATGATGAGATTTTTAATCAATTAAATGAGATTTCATCTGTAGATGACAGCAAAGATAAATCACGGTATGCACAAAAAGGTGGTGCAATTCCAAAAGCACAAACAGGTAATAGAGGTAATAATACATTAGATAAGGCAGTCATTCCTGTTTTAGAAGGAGCAGCTGAAAAGGCAGATGAATTTTCTACATGGCTAGGTAAACAAACTAAGGATTTAATGAGTCCAGATCTTGATATAGAAACTAGATTAAAAATGTTTGAACAAGTAAGACCTGTTTCTTATCCGGGGTTTGGAAGTATTGTTAATGAAGGATTTGGATTAATAGGTGATGCATTAGGTTTAACAGATCCTGAATCTCCTTCACTTGATAAAGATGGGGATCTTGATTTTTCTGAAGAGGCATGGGCACGTGCATTAAAAATTCCAACTAAGGATAAGTATATAAAACAGCAAACAGAATACAAACCAACTACGGCTAAAGATAGTGATGTTCAGTACTATAAAATATCTGATGAGATATTTGATAAAGAAGGTTTCTTATTGGATTTCCAAGACATGGCTATTGGTGATAAACAAACAGTAGATGGTTTATTACCATATATGAAAGAAGCTTATTTTGAGGCAACTGGACAAAGCGGTAGTATGTTTATGGATACAGATCCACTTCAAAACTTTCAGGTACAAGTTGGTTATGATAAAGAAAGAGATCAGAAGTATCTTTCTATGTATGATAAATATGATTTTAACAGCATAGCAAATGCAGGTATAAAACCATATGAATTTTATGATAGAATTTACATACCTAAAGATTCTGATAAAAAAGAAAAAACAAAAAATAAGGTAGACTCTAATATTTTATATAAGCAAGCTTTTGTTGAATCTAATCTAGATCCAAAAGCTAAAAGCAATAAAGGATATATGGGTCTTGGTCAAATAGGAGATAGCCTTATAAAAGATTATAAAAAAGCAAATAAGGTAGATGAAATAGATCCTTATGACCCTGAACAAAATTATCAAGTTCAAGAGTGGTCAATGAATGAATTATACAACTCTTCATTTATCAATAAGGAAAATCAAGATGATGATGTAAGGTTAATTAAAACGTTAGCTGCATATAACTGGGGTAGAGGCAATACATTAGACTTATTAAATGAATTGAAAGAAGAGGGTGAAGATATATACAATGATGTTAAATGGGTATCTAAACTTCCACAGGAAACTCAAGATTACATTGATATGATTCTGTATGATAAAAATACAGAAGGAAGACCTAATGTACAGGAAAACTTTTTAAAGACAACTACTGATGAAGCTTATGACTATTATAAGCAGTTATATAACTATAAAGATATAAATGAACAAGATAGTCTTCCAGTAAAACAATATGCAGGTCCTATTAGACAAGAAGAAGAACAAAGTTTTTATCTTCCTGAAATGTGGCAACAAGATAATTATGTGCAGGAACCAGCTCCTCCTTATATGGGACCTTTTAGACCGGCTGAGGAAAAGCCTAAACAAGAAGATGACAACCTAACTTCTTATACAGTTAAGTCAGGAGATAACCTGACAAGAATAGCAGAACAGTTTGGTACTTCTGTAGATGAAATTGTAAAGTTAAATAATATTGATAATCCTAGTCAAATAAATATCAATCAAGAATTAAAATTACCTGAGTCTAAAACTAAATTTCTTAACTATGATATTAAGTCAGGAGATACATTAGGTAGAATAGCATCAAGATTTGGTGTTCCTCTTAGAAAACTTGTAGAAGCTAATAGTTCAATTAAAAATATTAATGAAATTTTTGCTGGTCAAGATATTGTTATACCTCAATCTAACTATGAAGAAGTAGAAGAAATTGAAGAAACATGGCAGGACGTTGATCTATTAGATGAAGACAGAAAGAATATTAATGATTCAGCTGATGAGGATATAATAAAGAAAGCTCAAATGGTTAATGATCCTAATGGTCATTATGTTATAGTAAATAAAAAAACAAAGAGATTAGAAGTTTGGAGAGGTGGAAAGTCAATATTAGACTTTGAAGTTCTTACAGGTGCTAATAAAGGTGATGCTTTGACTGTAACAAAGATGTGGGATTTTAACCAAGATGGTAAGATAACAGATGAAGATAAAAGAAATGGTAAATGGATTCCTAACTGGAGCGCTGGAAACAAAAACACTGGTGCAGGTAAGTATTATATAAAAGAAAGTTATCCTGACTCACCGGATAAATATGGTGGTAAGGGAGTTCCTTCATTTAATTTATTTACAGATGGTACTGACATAGATGTAGCTACTGCTATTCATGGCCCTACTTCTGGTAGAAAAGGTTTATTTAATGATGGGAATGCTGAAAACAATAGAGCAAGTAATGGTTGTATAAATGGTCAATGTACTGATTTACAAGCATTGTATGATTTAGGAATGCCTGCAGGTACAGCGGTATATGTATTACCAGAAGATGATGGTAATAATTTTCAATGGGTTGATGGACAAGCTGTATTAAAAATGTCAGAAGATAATAGAGAAAAATATACTTCTAATTATATAGACTCTACAGGTAAAGAGCAAACTCAACAAGGATCTAATTATTCAGTAAATACATTAAACTACCAACCTATACGTCCAGTGTTTGACCAACAAGCTTTTGAAGAAGAAGTATATAATGAAACGGGTACTCTAAAGTCTATTGGTGATATTTTTACTTCAGACTCCTCAGATAAAGAAGAACAAGAAAACTCAACTAAACCATTTATAGATTCTTTAGTAGATAACAAGAAAAAAATAATGGTAGAGGCAGGTATACCTAGTGATGTATATAATGATATTGCTAGAATTGCTTTTGGTATTTATGGTAATGAATCTAATTTTGGTGATACACACAGTGCTGGTGGAAACTTTACAAGAGGTGTTACAAAATTTGTAGCTGATCAAAATAGAAAAGGAGAGTTACCAATAGTTGGCTCAACTGATCTTTTACCTAAAGTTACTTCTTCACCTGATGTATTTAAAAAATATGATGGTTATTCAATAGATACATTACAGGGATTAACATCTCTTTCTCCTTTAATAGCTCTTGCTGTAAAAGATAGTCAGAAGAATAATCTTCCTGTTTATGAAAAAAGTGCAAAAGAAGATTATAACAGTGTTGGTTTAACTCAACTTAGATGGGATAATATAATAAAGGAAGATAAGAATTTACCAAAGGACAAAAAACAAATAAATATATTAAAGAAGTTTGGTATAACATCTAATAAAGATTTATTAGATCCTGAAAAAGCAGCTATAGCAACTGTATTAAGATTAGCATTCTTAGCTAATAATAGAAAGGGTGTAGATAGAAATGATTTATTTAATACACTTCCTAAACACTGGGGAGGATCAAGTAAGGATGATGGTAAAACATATACAGATAACGTTAAAAAACATGCTAAGTATTTAAAGTTTCAACAAAAAGGAAAGTATATGCCAAACTATGCAGTAGGAGGAGAGAAAAAACAAATACAAATGTATAAAGATTATATAGATGGTGTCTATGAAGGAACTGACAAAGAGAGTAAAGCTAAAAGTTTATATGATAAATTAAATAGAAAGCATTATAAAGATGCAAAAGAGTTAGGTAATATGTCACCACCTAACTATATTTTGACTCATCTTTATCAAGCTTAAACCCTAAAGATTAGTGAATCTCCCTAATTATTTGTATATTAATAATATAATATTATCAACGTGGATTTAAACAAAAAAAGTGTAAAACAACAAGGAGGGTCAATGATTCCTCAACAACCTGGTATGCAACAGCAACCTCAAGTTGATCCGCAAGTTATGCAGATAAGTGAAATGTTTTCTGCAGCTGTTCAAGAAGGTCAGCAACCTCAAGAAGTATTGATGGGTTTAATGCAGCAAGAAGTTGATCAAAATATTATAGGTCAGGCTCTTATGCAATTGGGTTATGAAGAAGAAGCAATTATAAGTTTGTTTGAAGATGTACAAAAACTACAACAACCACAAGAACCTAGCCCACAGCAAATTACAAATAATCCACAACAATTAGCAAGAGCAGAAGAAATGCAAGAAGAAGCTCCTGCTATGGATATGAATATAACATCTATTGAGCAAGCTAAATCTGGCATAGAAATTAAACCAGAAAATAAAGGCAAGTTTACTAGATGGGCTAGTGCAAGAGATATGTCAGTATCTGAAGCTTATAACAAAGTTATGAGCAATACAGATAATTATCCACCATCAGTAGTAAAAATGGCAAACTTTGCTAAGAATGCTGCTGGATGGAAGAAGGAAGAAGGTGGTGAATTTGAGCCACACTTTATGTATAAAGGTGATAGAAAGATTAGAGCTAGAGATATGGCCACTCATCTTAGACTTAAAGAGGCTGGATACAATCATGAAGCACCTAAAGCAGCAGATGGAGTAGAGACAGGAGCAGTAGTAGCATCTGAAGAAGGTACAGATAATACAAAAATGATGTCTGATTTCTTAAATGCTTCTAAAAGTGAGGACGCAGTTAAAACTAAAAATAAAGGTTTAATAAGTAATTTAGAAGATGAAGGTATACTTGAGCCAGGGCCAATGTATATTAACCCTGCTATTTTTAACAACAATGAATTCAATTTAGGGAAAGCTGCAAACGTGCTTATGTCTGGATATGAAGATATGTTTAGTGGTAAGGATAAAGATGGTGATGGTGTAAAGGATGGTAGCTTTAGAGACTGGCGTGGTAAGCATATTAATAACAAAATGCAAAAGATGGCTAATGCCACTTATGACGTTAAGTTTGATACAAGTGATGAAAATAAAAATGCTGCTGCAACATGGTTTAAACAATTTCAAGTTGAAAATCCAGAACTAGGTCAACAGAAAGATGCATTAGGAAATATTATAAAAACAGAAGCAGATAAAGTACTAGATGATATAAATGCTCCAAGTGCAGTAAAAAAAATCTCTGATGATCTGCTAGAGAAATGGCAAACAGGAACAGCAGAAACAAAAGCATATATTGAATCCATATTAAAAAAGAAAGGGCAAGAGATACCAACTGAATATAAAGTAGATCCAATGTCTGGTTCTGTTACTCCTCCTGTTACTGAAAAGAAAGATCCACAAGAAGTAGATGTAGATCCTGGGTTTGATATGAAAGCACCAAAGTCTGTTGAAAATATTGATCCTGGGTTTGATATGAAAACACCAAAAGGCTATAATGGTCCTTTTGATCCTGGGTTTGATAAAGGCGTTCCTAATTTTTCTGACTATCAACAAATGTTAGTTAAATATGGAGCTGAAATACCTAATATGCAAATGGCAGGTCCAGTAGCAAATCAAAAGCTTAGTTTCCAAGAGTGGGTGGTGCAAGACCCTGTTACAAGAGGTGGTGCTAATGGTCCACAATTGTATGCAGAATATGAAGCTGAGTTTGATAATCCTTTTAACCCAACTCCACCGGTAGCTCAAACAAATGATGTGCCTGCACAAAGATCAGCAGCGGATTTATTTACAGATATAAAGGGTCCTGAAGTTGATGCAAACTATGGTGGTGTAGGTGGATTTTTAGATAGAGCTTTAAATAGTACAGTTGCCACAGCATTTGGTGATTTATCAAACTTTGCTGTTGGTGCAGCAGATGTTGCTAATGATTATTTTGATGAAATAAATAAAAAGAAAGCACAAGAAGAATTAAGAGGTGATTTAGTTGCAGATAATATATATGGAACTAAGACAGATGCCTTTAATAAAAGAGGAACGTTTGATATTAATTCTGGTTTGATGGGTAGTGAAGGTGACGCAACAACAGGATTATATATGACTAAAGAAGGTGGTGGTGTAAGAGAGTTATCTAAGTATCAGGATAAAGGTGAAACTAGAAAAGAGAGAAAAAATAGAATCAAAAACTATGATCATGAATATCTAGATGAGTATATAGAATTATTTAAAAGTAAAAACAAAGGTGATAAGACAGCTATAAAAGATATTATGTCTCAAATGGGAGTTACTCAAAATGATACATTATTTGTGGGAAATAGTAATACTGTAAGCGGTGCCAAGATGTTTCCTCAGTTTAATTTAAAACAATATTTAGCATCACAAATTGATCCTGAAGCATATAATGCAGGTGAGTCTGTTATTGTAAATCATACAAATAAAGCTCCTTATTATACTTCAGAACCAGATCCGGAAGATGGTAAATCATATAGCTTTAAGAACAAAACTTACTATGATGATGATAATGGATATATTCATTTGATTAAATCAAAAAAACAAAATGGAGGTGAACAAACTGTAGAGGTTGATTCAAGAATGTTAGCAAAACTAATTGCAGCTGGTGCTGACATAGAAAAATTATAATTATGGCAAAAATTAAAATAAATAAATTACCACAAGGTTTTAGCATCCGCAACGGAAAAGTTGTTGAAGATAATATCATGAAAGATGGTGGTATGACAACAGGTGATCAAGCTGATTATGGTTTGGTTACAACTCCGCAAGCATACTATGGTGATACTAATTTTAACAATTCACAAGATGAATCTGTTAGATATAGTTTATCTAGTGTACCTAGAGAAGATGCTAACTTAGAAGCAGAAGGTGGAGAAACAGTTTTAACTGATTTAAATGATGACGGTACATTTGGTCTGTATGACATACAAGGACCAAGACACGGTAGTGGAGGTGTACCAATGTTTTTGCCAGAACAATCTTTTGTTTTTTCTGACACAAGAAAACTTAAGTTTACAAAAGATGAAATGAGTGAGTTTGGAGTAGGTGGAAGTAAAAAAACACCTGCTAAAATTTCTAAGAAGTTTGGGTTACAAGAGTATTATGGTGAATTAGATTCACAGTATGCAGATAAAATATCAGCTACAAGTGCAGAGCTTATGTTGAAGAAAAACATGAATGACTTATCAAAGCTTGCTTTTGTACAAGAAGCCAAAAAGAATTTTTCTGATGGTGTACCTTTAGCATCTCATCCATATTTAGTTTCTATAGGTGAAGACCCTATTGAGTTTACAGCTAAAGTAGAAGAGATATCAAGGAAAGAAGCAGAAGCTAAAGCTTTAGCAGCATTACCTATTGAGCAACAGCAACAAATAATGATGATGCAACAAATGATGGCTCAACAAGAACAGCAAGAAGGTATGCAACAACAGATGCCTCAGCAAGGAATGCCAGCACCTATGGAAGCATTTATGCCTCCACCAGGAGAGCCAGGGTTAGCAATGGAAAATAATGCTATGATGGGATCTATGGCACAGTATGGAACTGAGCTTGGAGACTTTTTAGTTAAAGCTGGTTATGGTAAAGAATTAGAAAGCTATCAAAAGAAAGGAGAAACTGCAAGAGATTACTATGAAAGAAAAAATATTGGGTATCCTAAGAACATGAAAGATGCTACTTGGGATGGTAAAGCATGGTATCTAGAAGATGGTTCTGATCCAATACCCAAATCAGAATTAAGAAGACAAGCTCTTATTGCAATTCAAAGTGGTCAAGTGCCAGATGCATATAGACTCATGGAAGAAACTTCTGAGACAACTACTCAGACAACTACTGAGACAGAAACAGATGCTGTAACAACAGATAAAACTACAACTGCAACTGACAAACAAGTAGAAACTGTTGTAGATTCTGGTGGTGCTAAAAATCCTTATGCTGCTGGAAGTGAAAAAGCTAAACAATATGATAAATTTATAGCAGATGGGTATACTCCTACTGTAGTAAAGAAGGATGGTAAAAACAAAATATCTTTTGTTAGAGGACCCATTGATGGTAGAACTATGAAAGAGGCTACTGAAATTCAGGTGTTTGATCAAGATAAAATATCTGGAGCTGGTGGTTTATCTGATACTTATACTCCTGAAATAAGAACTCAACAAGAACTAAATAATGATCCAGTTGTAGGTGACGTAGCAACTTTTATAAGTGGTAAGTATTCTGGTAATCAATTACCGGATACTCAGGCTGTAAATACAGATGGTTTTGGATATGGTTCAGATATGTTTTCTAGTCAAGAGTCTGAAGAAGATTTTTATTATAGAAACCAGGCTGTTATAGATGATTTAAAGAAGGACGGTATAGACTTCAAGTTTAATATGAAGTTGACTGATCCAAACTATGATGCAAACTGGAGAGGATTCCAAAATAAATATGAAGAAAAAAGAAAAGCATACTTTGATAAAAAAGGTGTTCAGTACATACCTTATTTCTTTACCGATGAAGTATTGGATGAAAGACTTAAAAATGATCCTGGTACTTATGATAAAGATGGTGATGGTAAGTTAGATGATGAGTGGAATAAAAGAAGGTTTGATGGTAAGAGGGGTGGCTATACTGTAAATGCTCCTGGGTTTGATATGGATTATCAACCTGGAGATGAGCAATTTATGGATTTACCAGATGATCCAGAAGAAAAGAAAAAAATACCACCAGCTAAACCTGACCCAGAAAAAGAGTGGTGGAAACAAGATGTGAATAACATACTTGCATTAAATGCTATTGATGATGAATTGTTCCTGCCTTGGGCTCCTCAACTAGAAGATCAAAAAATTGATTATGTATTAGATGATTATACAGGAAGAGTTAATGCAAATTTAGCAGCACAAAGCACTATGGCAAATGCATTAGGTGCATACGGACCACAAGCAATTGCACGTAGTAATATTCAAGGTAAAACTTTAGATGCTAATGCTAAAGCTATAAATCAAGTTAACCAGAACAATGTTAGAACTATGAATCAAGTTGCAACAATGCAACCACAACTAGATATGAAAGTTGACATGGCTAACAATGCAACAAATAAACAATTATATGATGATACTACTGTAGCATTACAGAATGCTCAGAATTTTAAAAATTGGAAAACTGGTAGATATAATGATTTATATAATGCTGGTATAACAAACGCAGCCAATACATATAATATGAACCAGTTGTATGATTATTATAATGTTAACCCTTTAAAAGGTGGTGATGTTGAATTTGGTCCTAATGGTAAAAGATTGATGAAAGATTCTCAAGGAGATCAAACTCAAGCAAATATAAAAAAGTGGCAAACATTACAGGAGCTTGTTGGTAAAGATGGAGAAGGTAATCAAAGAGAAGTTACAAAAGATATGTGGGACAGAATATATGGTCCTAACTCATCTAATACTAACACAAGAACAAATGCACAACAAGAGCTAATCAATCAAGGTGCACCTGTAGGTTATGATGCAGCAAGAGGAATGTTGAATCAATCACAAAAAGGAAAAGAAATAAAAAGACTATCAAAGTGGGCAGTGCCGTTTTACAGTGGTAAGATGGGAATGTAAACCTAAAGGGTTTATAGAAAACACTTTGTAAACTTATATAATTATATTAATTTTACATTATGGCAACATACGTTAAAGGAGCAGATACTTACTTACCAGACATTAAACCGTTTACACCGGATTATAAATTTCTGTCTGCCGTTCTACAAACTAGAACGGATAAGTATGATGCCAATTATAAAGCTACAAATGACTTATACAATAAAGTTGTTTATGCTGACTTAACAAGAGAGGATACTAAAGGGAGAAGAGATCAGTACGCTGAACAAATAGCTCCACAAATAGAACAAATATCAGGATTAGATTTATCACTAGCTTCTAATGTAGATGCAGCTAAAGGTGTGTTTGCACCATTCTATGATGATGATATTACTGTCAAAGATATGGTCTTTACTTCAAGGTTTAGAGACCAATCTCAAAGAGCACAGAACTTATTAAACTCTCCTGACCAAACAGTACAAGAAAAATATTGGGATGTTGGTGTAAGAGGTATGCAATACAAAATGGATGAATTTATTAATGCTGATCCAGATCAAGCATTAGGTATGGCTCTTCCTGATTATGTACCAAAAGCTAACTTATTTAAAATGAGTCAGCAAATGTTGGCTAACATGGATCCCCCATTAAAAATGAAGATGGATAGATTTGCTAAGCAACCAAATCCAAACTTTAATAAGAATTTACCAGAGTCACGTGAGAACAGAAAAGAAATAACTAATACTGATTGGATTATTACTGAACAAAATGGTTCTTTAGTTACTGGTGCAGCGTTACAACAAATAAGAAACACACTATTAGATAATCCATCTGTACAGAAGTCTTATCAAATGGAGGCTTATGTTTCAGGAATGGACTGGGCTACTCAAGCTGTTGAAAGTGGAGCTGCTGCATCTCTTAGTAATGGTCAAGAACTATGGGCTACAGAAACTATCAAAAGAATTGAAGAAAGAAATATAGCAGAATTAAATAATGATGTTGAAACTTTACGTAAGTTAGAAACTTCTGCAGTAACATGGTCTAATTATAAAGGTCAAAATGGTCTTGTTCCTGGTAGTGAATTAGATAAATTAAATCAAGAACAACTATCTGATATTGAAAAATATAAATTAGACATAGAAGCAAAAAAACAAATTGCTCAAGAAGTAAGTAGACCAACTCCAACAAATAAAAATCTGATTAATAAAGCATATAATTTATATATGCAAAGTAATATTATGTCAGATATGAAAGAATCTGCTCAGGCTTGGAGTGCAAGAGATTACATTTATGAAATGAAGCCAAATCAGTTTGCTGTTGATGAAAAGAAGTCTATGTGGAATATGGCTGAAATCAGAGCACGTGCAGCTAATCAACTTAATCTTGCAGCATATAATGCAAATAGAAGAGATGCTAATACAATGTTGGAGAAAGGTTATCAATATGATGACAATGGAAACCTTGTTCCATTACCTTGGGCTGAGGGTATGGGTGTCAATGGTGGTGGTGCCGCAAATGATTTATTTAGTGTATTGAGTAGTCCTGAATTTAGTATAAGTGATGATAATACAACAACATTTGCAGTGGATGAAGATGGAGATCCAACAGCAAATTCAGATATTATTGGTAATACACAAAAAGCTTATGCTGAACATGTACAAAGTGTTGGTAAAGATGAGATAAATGCATTGTTAGGAACTGCTACACAACCTGGTATGCTACAAATAATGAATCCAAAGGGGAACACTGCAGATGAAAATCAAACATATACTATAAATATTCCTGGTAGAGGAGAAGTAAATGGATCTATTGAGGAACTAAGACGTATGTTATCTGCCACTGCAAATGCTGATGGTACAGGAGGATTAAAGTATTTAGATGGTATAACAGAACTTTATAATACTAATAAAACTAATTTTGTTAATACTAGACAACAAACAAAAGATGATATAAGAGTAACTCAGGGTGAGGATGCAGACATGTCTACTAGGTATGATGCATTATATACTAAAATGGTTGGGCCAAATGGAATTGAAACAAAGAGAAAGGCGGGTGATGTTTTTATAAGTAAGGCATATGAAGTTTATAATGAAGCCTTTGAAAATAATGATATTCTAAAAGCAACTACAACAGGATCAACTTCTAATAAAAACATAGGGGGCATGATGGAAGCAGGTATGCCAGGCAAGTTTGATGAGAACGGTATACCATATACAAAAGAAGAACATTATCAAGAAGCTTTAAAAAGACTTAAAGCTGGTCAATTAACTAATACTGATCAAGATTGGACAGTAGATGGTAGAGGTGATAAAGATTACAGGGTGACAGAAGGGTTGAATAGATTTGAAATGAATAAGGTTAGAGAAGCCTTTTGGTCCAACGAACCTTTATTTTATGTAGATAGTCAAGACCAAGATGGAACAATGTTCACAACTGAAAATACTGGTAAACCTGCAGTACAAAATGTAAGAGGTGATAGACCTATAGATATGCCTCATGTAGCAACTCGCATTTTAAAGAGTGAACTTAGAGAAGAAGCAGGTAAAGTTTATGATGCTTTAACTACAAATTTAAATGCAGCTCTAACAGATAGAATGGATGCAGGAACTAAATCAGCATCATTTGAATCAATTAAATTTGGTATTGATGGTGGCTATGCTGATGTAACAAATAATCTTACTTTTGAATATGGATTTAATCCATTAGCTCCTGATTCAGATGCTTTTAATGAAGTAAAAAATATGGCGCTTCAGATAGGTTCATTAAAGAAATCAGGTACACCTTATGGTATTGGTATAGGTAACTTAACTAATGAAGACCAGTTAGTGCAGAAAGATCCATTAGCAATGAAGGTATTTAATCTTTTAATGAAAGATGCACAAACCTGGGTTGGTAATCCTAAGAGGTCTAACTCAGCTGCAATAGCACCTATATTTGATCTTTCATATAAATCAGTCTATGATATTGCTTCTAAAGGAGATAAAACTCATGCTGGTTTTGAAATAAGTAATATGTCAGAGTGGTTAGCATCAAAAGTAAAAGGATCTGCAGCAGATGTTAAAAAACAGTTTGGTGCATTAACTACAGATGATATTGCTAGATTAAAAGGAATAGGAGAAGACAATGATGGTACGGGTATATTTATAGTATTTCCACAGGCAGATGATATAAATATTAAAGCAAGAAAGAATGATTATTTTTCTTCAACAGAAATAGATATTCTTGGTGGTGAAAATAGTAGTTATGCTGAATATCAAGTTCCTAATGATAATGGTATAACACCTACAGCTACATATAGAGTTTCAAAAAATGGTACGGGTGATTATGATTTAATAACAGAAATCAATAGATATAATCCTTATCCAACAGACAAAGATCTACAAGCTAATTGGAAAGAGTATACAACAACAACAAATACTCATAAAATGGATTTTTCACAAGGCTTGCCAGGAATTGATTTACAAGTAAATCAAGTACAACAAACACTAGAGGAAATCAGAAGAAACAATCAAGCTCTTAGAAAAAAGGATCAGGCAATACAAGGTAAATAATAAATCAAAAGTAGATGGAAAACGAATCTAATAAGCCATTAGCGCAAGAGATTAAGAATCAAGAAAGACCTGCCCCAAGTATAATACCTGAAGGGCAGTTCCGCTTTGAGCCAATTGCAGAAATGTTTGACTCTCCAGAGGAAAACTTTAATGACTATCTATTAAGCAGTGATTTAGCAGCTGATGATGTTTCAGGTGTAAATGAATACAAAGCTGAAATAGATAAGTATGGCATAGGAGCTATGGCCTCATTAGGAGTAGCTGTACCTAGTTTTGCATCTGATACATATAACCCAAGATCTCAAGATCAACCTGCAGATAATGATTTTTCTCTGATTCAAAAAGCATTAACTTTAGAGAAAAAACCAATTTCAGAAACTAGAATGGCTCCTATATTTTCAGGAATGAGACAGGGTCAATTTGAGAGATATTATAATCATCCTGAGTTTGATAAGTTAGGATTTTCTCCATACTCTAATATGGAGAATTACTATAATGCAAATTCTACTATCTGGGATGACATGACTAGAATGAGAGGTCAATGGATGTCTCTTGCTGGTACAGGATTAAATTCTGTATATGGATCTTTGTTTAGTGGTGGAGATTATCTTGCTCCTGATTTTGAAGCTGCAACTGAGTTTGAAGACACTATGGGTATTTCATCATCTACAAGAGGTGGTGGCCTTGCTTTCTTTAATAATTTAGCAGCTAACTCTGCATATACATTTGGTATACTAAGTTCTATTGCTATTGAAGAGATTATACTTGCTGGTGCATCAGGATTATCAGGAGGAGCTTTAGCTGCACCTGCAGCTGTAAAGACTGCTTCAAATGTTGGTAAAGCTGGGAAAGCTCTTTATAGTTTTACTAAGCTATTTGATAGAACAAGAAAGATACTACAAAAAGCAAAAGAACTTGAGACAGCAAGAGATTTTTATAATGCTGCCACTACAGGTGGAAAAATGGCTCTTAATACATTAGGTAAAGGCTTTACACCAAATACTCTGAAGGCATTCCAAAATATGAAGACAGCACAAAATGCTGGACAAAACATGACCAACCTAGCTAAAATGGGTACTGGCTTTGGAGGTTTCTATAGAGATCTTAGAGCAGTAAACTTAGCCATGGCTGAAAGTAAGTTGGAGTCAGGAATGGCTTACAATAAAGTAATGAGACAAGGTCTTACAGATGCCAACAACTTTAGTGGTGGTCAAGGTATTACTGATGGAAGAGATGTATCTAATGCAGCTAATCAAGCAGCATTTAAAACTATGTTGGGTAATGCCCCTCTTATATATGCAAGTAACTGGTTTGTTATTGGTAATGCAATGGGAGGTTTTCAAAGAGGAATACAAAGAACTATTGGATCTACATTTCAGAAAGGTATAAGCAAAAATATTGTTAATACTGCAGGTAAGAAAGTTATAAATGGTGCGGGTGAAGTAATTAAAAGTCCATTCAAATACATAGGTGGTGGATTTAAAAATACAATGGCAAAAGTTAAAGCAGGAGGTTTTAAAGGTATTGTTGGTTCTGGTGGTATAGCTATGCTTGATTATTTTGCAGCTAATGTTGCAGAAGGTATACAAGAGATTGGTCAAGAAGCTATCTCAGCTGCAACTGTAGGATACTATACAGAAATATTAAATAACCCTGCTCAAGGGGGAGAAGCTCTTAAGAATCAAATGATACTATCAGCAATGGGTGATCAGTTTTCTGCACAAGGAGCTGGTACATTCTTATCTGGTTTCTTAATGGGTGGTTTAGTAAGCGGTCCTCAAAAGTTATTCTTTCAAGGTGTTCCTTCTATATATAATTATGGTCTTCAAGAAGCTGGAATTGGTTTAGCAAGTAAGTCTCAGAAAGAAGCATATGCTGAGTATAAAACTAACAGAGAGAACATGATTAATAAGGTTGTTGAATCTTATAATAAATCTTGGGATTCTCAAGCAATAGATCCTTCAAGTCTATTTGATATAAATAGATTAAACTTTATGGTGCAGAAAGAAGCTGCTGAGAACATGAAGAGCGCTCTTGATATATTTAATTTTGTTGACAATGCAGATAGATCTAAGTTCCAACAATATTATACCATGTTTGCTGGTAATGGTTCACAGTATTTTAAAGATCAACTTCAAGGATTTTTAGAACTAACAGATGAAGAACTATCTCAAGCATTTCCAGGTGTATCTAATAAAGATAAGAAGGATGGTAAGTTAAGAGGACGTATTAATGATATGCTTGTTGGTATTGATAAGATGGAACAATCTTATAATGAAAATAAAGATAAGTTTAAGAACCCATATAATAAAAACAAGTTTAATCCAAAAACACAACAAAGACAATATATAGCAGAGCTGCTTAATGAAGAAGCATATGAACATGTGCGTTATTTATATATGTTTACTAATGATGGATTTAATAGAGCTTTAGAAAGAGCAGATAGTATTTATTCTAAGTTGCAGTCTGATCCATTATTTGATAAGATGTCTGCAAATGATATTACAAACTTACTTGATGAAAAATCAATCCAGGTTGAGATAGATATGCTACAACTTGAGATCTTAGCCACAGGTGAAGATAAAACTCAGGGTATTGGAGAAACAAATAAAACCAAAAAAGAAAAAATAAAGAGATTAAAAGCTATTCAAAAAATTATTAATGATCCACAGAATAGATTTAAAAATGGAACCTTTAAAAGAAACAAACTTTTAAAAGGTAAGCTCAGAACTGAGTTTAGAAATTATGTAAGATTTATGGCATCTGCTGCAGGGACATTTGCAGATGAATCTAAAATTGATGCAGCTCTTGAACAAATTGTAGACTATGGTGCACTAAAAGGAAGAGCACGAGTTTATGACAAAGCTATTCAGTTTATGCAAAATCCTGAAAAGTTTGCTGAGATTCAAGAAAGAGCTTATGAAGTAAATAAAGAAATCTACGGTCAGCGTGCTAAGATTACTGAAGCAATGGTAAAACAATATGTAGATATTGTTGAGGCAAATGAATTAGTAAATCAACTTGGTAAGATGGGTGTTTATGCAGCTACATCAGAAACACAAATGTTTTTACAAACTGGTAATGCCGCATTCTTACAAACATTTTATGATGATAATGGTAGAGTACAACCAGAAATGCATACAGTATTGTATGAACAAATTCAACAACGTTTATCTATTTACAATCAAACAAGAGCAGAACAACTTAAAGAAGAGAATCCACAAACTCAAGAAGAAATAGACGTTGAACAAAGTGAAGAAGCAAGATCTGCAATAGATATTCTTTTAGAAAAAGCAGGTATAGATGTAAAGATTGATGTAAGTATTAATAGTCCTTTGTTGGTTAAGGTATTAAAAAGAAGTTATAATAAGTATAGAGCTCAACAAGCTAGATTAGGCTTACCTGTCTTAGATAGTACTGAATGGATAAGTACTGCAGAAGCTATAAATATTAGAAACGTTGTTAATGCAGTCAAAAAAGTATGGGCATCAGGTGAACCTCAAGTTGGTGTAGAAGGAGTTTTAGAATACGTTAAACCATTAGAAACAGATGTAATAAAAAATGATACGGGATTTGAAGAGTTTCTACAAGACCCTGAAGTTTTAATTAACAACCCTGTTATAACATCAATACTAAATCAATCAGGTGTTGAAATGTCTGATATTGTTGAAAGTAAAGATGTTACTTTAGAAGAAGGGCAAGCGCTAGAAGATACACCTCAAAGAGTTTTCTATAAAGAAGGTGTTACTGCAGACATATATAAGATATCAGTAGTAGATAATCAAACAGGGGAGATTGTTGAAATGTATAAGCTGTTAGATAAAAAAGGCAATGAGTTACCTTCTGATGTTCTTGAATTTGTAGATAAGAATTTTAAGTCAGTTCAAGGTGTATTCTTGGCAGGGCAAGGTAAGACAGCTAAACAAGCATTAGATGCTTTGAATACAAACCTTGTTGATTCTAATACTCCATTTAGTTTTGATGGTGTAGACAATTTAACATATGGTCAAGTTGTGTATAAAGACGGTGTAAAATACATTGTTGTTCAGGATCCACGTTTTTCTAAGAAATTTGGTGCAAACCAAAAACTTAAAATAATTAAAGAGTCTGATAATGTAGGTCCATTTTCAGACAGAAAGTTTTTATTTGTACCGCAAGGAGAGTTTAAAGGCAGGTTTACTTTAGAGGAAACTACATTTGAATTAATACCAGATTCTGTTACTAAAATTCAAATACAAGATCTTACTACTTTATATCCACATGTAAATTATACTGAGGGAAGTACGGAGTCTGATAACGTTAATGCAAAAGAAAGATATAATGCTATTCTTAGCATGTTAACAGCAGAAGAAATAGAAGGCTTACAATTAGTTGTTACTCTTGATTCACAAGGTGGGACTAATACTGGATCATATGCAGTTAAAAATAGAGCTGGAAAAGTATATAAAGAAGGCAACCCATTAATAGATAGATTACGTAGTAAATACATAGTTGGTATAAAGATAGCTTCTCCAGAATTAGCTGCATCAATTAATGAAAAACTAAAAGAGATGGGCATTGAACCATCTAATAGTCCAGAAGGTGTCTTTGCATATTTGAATAATGAATCTTTTTTAATTAGAGATCAACGTACAGGTAGCCCTATAGATCCTAGATCTATGACTAAAGAACAAGCAAGTAATGTTATTCTTGCTCAGAAAAACTTAAATGCAGAACAAAAACAACAGGCACTTGAGCGTGTACATAATGCGTTTGCATTAAACGCACTTGTAGTTCAAACGTTTGACAATTTAAATATAGATGAAGAGGTAACTTATATTATGGCAAATTCAAAAGATCTACCTTTTGGATTAAACTTAACTCCAGGAGGAGGGAGAGTTGCGTATGCCAAATCTAGAGAAAGAGTTTATCCTTTACCTATGGATGCACTGCAATATAATACTGCAGATCAGGAGGGTAATTTATTTGTATTTGATTTAAAATATGATAAAGAAACAGGTAAAAGAAGTTATGACTTTACTACAAATTTAAAAGGTAAAGAAAGAGATGCTTTAGAAGATGCAATTGAAAAGCAATTAAAAAAACAAAAGCAATGGGATAATCTATTAGATGCCGGTATGGGAACAGATAGATATCTAGCTATGGTTAGATTGCCTAATGGAACTTTTGCTAAAGTAAACTTAAAACCAGTAGAGTATAAACAAGAAGAATTAGAAGAATTATATGTAGATGTAGTTGAGGCAGCTAAAAGAATAGGTGCAATGACTAATGGTGAAAAGAGTATTGAAGAAGCTGTTAAATATAACAATGAACTATTAAGTAGATTATTTCTAAGTAGTTATTCAGGTAACTTAATAGAGCTAAATGTAGGGCCTGACGGGTCTATCTTTATTTCTTTAGACAATAAAAATTCTAAGACAAGTTTAAATGTAGGTTTTGATTTAGCTAAAATAAATTCTAAAGATAACGCCAAACAAGTAATTGAAGATTTAGTTGATGAATACAATAGCAATCAAGAAGTAGACGGATTAAATGCAAAACTTAAACCTAAAAATTTTAGAAAGTCTTTTGCTACAGGTGTATCACCTCAAGAAATATATGATAATAGTACAACAGAAGTATTACCAGAAGTAGTAGAAGGACAAACTGTTGAAGTTTCTGCCGATTCTGATGCTATACAAATGTCACGTGATATAGCTTTTATTCCTAATACAGATAAAAGCAATGAGCTAGAAAGAGAATCTGCACTAGGTAGAGACAAACCTACAGCAGCAGAAGCAGAAGATTCTGTATCAGATATGGAAGAATCTGAGTTTGAAGAAATGATTGATGAGAATAATTTTGGAGATTATCAAAAAAATATTGATCATGTTGTAAATGCAATACTCAGAGGTATAGAGTTAAGCTCACGTGAAAAACAATTAATGAAGAATGATGTCTTCCGTCAGTCTGTTACTTTCCAGGTTACAGTACAAGGAGGTCCGGGTTCATTGGCTGTTGAGAAAAATGATAAAACAACAAAGCTTGATGCTATTAAAGCTGAGCTAGAGTCTCTTAGAGAAAAGTTGGAAGAAGGTTTGACAACTAAGAAGGCTAAAATAAAGGCTATTAAAAGTAGTAAGGAGTATCAAGATCTATTAGCTAAAAGAAAAAAGATGGAAAGAGGTGCTAATAAATTAGTACAGGCATCTTCTGAAACAGAACGTATTGATGACTATAATGAATTTATAGATTGGGCAAATGATAATTTACCAGACACAATAACTATAGAAGATTTAGTAACTCTTGCAGATAATGGTATTTCAAAAGGATATGAAAGAGTTGGTTCTTTTGTTTTAAACTTAGATAGAATAGCAAATGGTGTTGATGTAAACGGTATTATATATACAAGCCCTTTAAGTCCTTATAAATACCATGAAGCTTTTCATAGTATCTTTAGAACTGTTCTTACTCAAGAGCAAATTAATAGATATAGAAGTATTGCTAAATCAGAAGTCAAAGCTAAGTATGGATCTAAATACAAAATAGAATTAGAAAGGTTTAGAAATTCTGCTCAGCAATATAAAGACATGTCTGAGATTGAATTAGAAAATGAATTTGCTGAAGAATATATGGCTGATGAGTTTGAAGCTTTTAAAAAGAATCCAAGAAGCACTAAAACAAATACAGAAATAAAATCATTCTTTACTAAACTAATAGAATGGATCAAAGGAGTATTTTCTAAGTATTCATCTACAGAGTTGCTTACATTATATGAAAACATAGATGCTGGTAAATTTAAAAATGCATCCACACAGTCTAATGAATTTACAACTTTAGAAGACTCTTTGGGTGGATCAGTTACTGTTGCTAATGCATTAGTTAGATATAGCACTGCATCTAAAGTTGTAGCGGAAGGAGAGCCTGCTGGTCAATTATATGTTGACTCAGATGTAATAGATCCATTGATTAGATCTATGGCTGGTATGTTTATAAATAGAGTAAATGATCTTTCATTAACTAAAAAGTCATATAACCCTACTGAGGTTTATAATGATCTTGAAGTTGACTTTATGATAATGCTTGATCCAAATAGTGAAGCCAACAAAGGTTTTACAGGAGCTAAGAAAGGATATCTTGAACAACTGGATGATGCATTTACAAACTACCCAGAAGATATCAAAAAAGAAGTTTTTAATTTGATTAATGTTATTTCTGATATGGATCAGGCTGATCAATTAAAAATAGAAAATGTTGAAGAAACATCAGGTATAAGAAGTACTAGTGATTTTAATAAAGATGCTGCTGAGATAGGTGGCTTTAATTCTTTATCATACAAAGTAAGATCATATATAGCAACCACAACTATGGTTGGTGTTGACTTCTTTGGTAAGGAAGAGTTAACAGAAGGAGAGCCTTTGATTGTACCTGTTAAGTTTTTAGAGGCTTATACAGCATTACTCAAATCAGTTTCAAATGAAAGTAATCCTGCTGTAATGCTTAAGAGAATGTATTCATACTCTAGATTAAATCCACAAGGTAAAGCAGTAGTAGATAAACTATTTAATGACACAGGTATTACAATAGAAGGTCTAACATCTTCTGAACCATTCAAAGATGTTACTGATGGTTCTCTTTTAATTTCAATCCTAAAAGGATTTGAAAACTATAAGGTTGATTACTTATTTAATGAAAGAGATTCTAACGGTAACCTTTTAGTTTATACTGCATCAGAACGTGATGATATAAATGCTCAATTAGACGAATGGTCTCAAGCATATATAACAAAAAGAAAACTTGCTTTAGCAGATCCTAATAGAGTTAAATCTTTATTAAGACTGACAAAGGATATGAAGGAAGTTATGCAGTCATATCCAGAAGAAACAAGCTTGGTATATCAAATGTCCAGAGGGTTTTCTGAACGTATGTTTGATTTGATAGGTATTAGGTTAAGCCCTAACTATATTGCGTATAGTATTGCTTCAGCTAAAACAAATAAAGACTTAGAAAACAGTCCTGAGCTATTAGCATTAAAGGATGCATATAGTCAAGAGCCTATTACAAATGAATTACTGGATCAATTATATGAAGGTCTAAGTAGAAATGGAGATATATTTTCTACTAAGGAAGGTGGTATGGCATCAAGGCTTACTAAATTAAGTCTTGCAAATGCTGTAATGGATGAAACAATTGGTTCATCTACATTTATAAACCCTAATGGTGATATAGTATATGCACATCAGCTACCAACGTTTCATTTAAAAACAATGGCGGCTCTTAACAATCAAGCAAAGATTGATGAGTTACTTAACAACCCGTTCTTGTCAAATAACTATTTGCTCAATAGTGAAGCATTTTTAAATCTATCTAGAGAAAATAGATTAAAAGTAATTAGAGTTGCGGGTAGTAAACTTAAAGAACAAATAACAAATGCTGATAATGATCAAGTAAGTGAAGCTTTATTAAATGAATCTATATCACAAAATAAAGCTACTCAAAGTTTTGGAGAGTTTACCCCACAGGAGTTTGCTATATCTCTTATAAACAACTACATGTCAAACTTTAACAGAAGAACTGGTAAAGTTGAAACAGTAGTTGGTAAAGACGGTCAAGAAATTGCAACGTCTCCAGTATTTTTAAGAGTAATGGAAGCTGCTAATACAGGAGACTTAGCATCTTTACCTATAATAAAAGCAGTTACTGATAAAAACGGTAACATTGTTCTTACAGAAGAAGCAATAGGTACATTTATAAATAGTATAGAAGCAGAGTTCAATAGAATTAGTGCAGAGCTATTAGCATTTGAAACTGAACCAGGCAACATTGAAGGTTTTAATAATGAGAAAAGTGATAGAGCAGATAATGGTAGAGCATTTAAATTTACTAATAATGGTCTCTTACTTACTGAAGAAACTAAAAAAGAATTAATAAGAGTTGCTACAGAAAATGCTAAGCTGGGTAAAACTATTTCTTTCAAAGAAGCTTTATCATCAGCAGTTGGAGTAACAAGTTCATCTATCAAAAATGAAGTTAATGCAAGTTTAGAAAATACTTTCTCAGATTTTATGGGTGTTCTCACATCTCTAAAAGTTACAGATAATTTATCTACACAAGTATTGAAAGGATTGAATATTGCTAATGGGGTTTCAAGAACCACAGTTGATTTATCTATGCTGAAGTTAAATCTTACAACTGACAGCACATATAATTTAAAACAAATATTCTTTAATAACTATATTAATGCAAAGGCATTAAATGATTTACTACTAGGTGATCAAGCCATAACTCTAAAAAGTATGGTTGATAAAGTTAAAAGAGCTAAGTTGCAAAATGCTGCATACTATAGTGCTATGAGTCAGATTACTGATCCAAGTAAAGGCATTACACATGCTAGTACTAATTTTGATTTATATCCTTTCCAGGATCCAACAGCTAAATCTGATTTTACTGGAAATAATATTGATCTAGCTGATGCACAAGTTTATATTACTACAAAAGGTATACGTTATTCAACATTTGCATTTGGTAGATTAAGTCCAGCAATGGCAAGTATGTTAGATGATATTGATATAGGTGCACCTATTAGTGCAGATAGAGCATGGGGATCACAAGAAAATTCTATTAATTTATCTAAACAACAAGATTTTATAAACTCTAAGAAGTTTGTATACATGGATGGTAAGACTGCATTAAAAATGTCAGTTACTGTTTTAACAAAAGAATATACATCTAAATATAATACAGACACCGGCATATGGGAAGCTAAGCCAAACATGCAACAGCTTCATTACTTGCGTGAGCAAATGGAAGCCAATGAAGAAGTTAATCAAAACTTTGCTATGGCAGCGCCTGTTTCAGCTATAAAGATGTTGAAGCAAGGGGTTAATTCACTTGTATCAGGGGAATTTGATACAACTGAAGACTTAGCTTCAATTAATTTAGATACTGCATACCTTGGTCTCCAGGTTATAAACCCTTCTAATAAAGTTATAGTAACTGATATGAATCAGATAAAGGAGCTTATAACTTCTGAACAAGATGATAGTACTCCAGTATCTATAGAAGGAAGCCCGGAACTAAACAACATAGGTAAGGTAAGAGAAGCATACAATGATGCAGTTAGTAATAGAGTAACTTTAAAATATAAAAATAAAAGAAACCTAGTATTTAGTTTTGATACAGCACTTGATGAGTTTGAACTATCAAAAGAAAAAGGTGCTATAACACCTAACCTTGCAGCATTTTTATTAGAAGCGCAAAAAGGCTTAATGTCAGCAGGAGCATCTTCAAACTTACTTGAGTTTTTTGCTGTTGAAGGTGGTGTTCAAAAGTATAATTTAAACAGCCCAATTACTGCTAAAAAGTTTGAACAGCTTTTCTTAACATACTTTAGTAAGGGTACATTAAAAGAAAAAGTACCGGGTACTTCAGTTGCATTGTTATCTTCATTTGGTCATAAGGTCTACAGACGTGTATATGAAATGAAAAATGGTATGCCTAGTAGATCTGAAATTGTAAGAGAAAGTGCTTACAATGGAGAAAGCCTAGAAAATATAAATGATCTTGTTGATGGTAAACATGGTGGTGTTCTTGTTCTTGATGTTCTAAGAACAGGTGTTATGGAGTACAAAAACAATGATGTTGTAAATGGAGAGCCTACAGGTGTAAGATATAGCGAAACTATTATGCCTGCTATGGATAGAAATATAATGGAGTTAATTCAAGAAAATCCAGATGCTGCAATACCAGAAGTGATAGCTAAAATGTTTGGTGTACGTATACCTACACAGGATAAACACTCTGCAGTAAACATAAGAATTGTTGATTTTATGCCTGTGTATTACGGTTCAACTGCAATATTTCCTAAAGAACTTGTAGAAATATCAGGAGCGGATTTTGATATTGATAAAGTATATGCGTTAGCAAAAGAATACTACTTAGATAGTAATAAAAACTTTAAGGCTTATGGTTCTGGCAACTCTTATTTTGAGTATGTAAAGTACATGAACTTAAAAGCATCTGAACCTAATAATATCTTTAGCACGGCATCTTCTTTATACAAGGATGAAACACTTGCAATAAGAAGAGATAACGCACTAAGTGCTGCAGAACAGACTAGGGTTACTGATGATCAAGGTGTAAATAAAATTACAGAAGAAGCTCTTAGAGCAATGTTGATATTAGGTCTGCCCGTTACTAAAGCACAATTTAAATCATACTCTGAAAAACATGGATCTCCAAATGAAGGAGTACTAAATAATGATATATTAGATTACAGATACACACTAGCAGGTAATACAGGTGTAACAGGTGAAACACTAAAAGCTATTGATCAAGATTCTGGTCAAGGTAAATCAGACTTGCCTATAGCCTATCAAGCAGCTGATTTAAAAATGCTAGAAGTTTTATTTGATGAGCTTTCTGAAATTGAGGGTATAGAATTATTTGCAAGCAGAAAAGATTCTGATATTGATGTTGATACACTTCATGGAATGATAAAATCTTTTGAAGCAAATAAAGGTGCAGCTATTGGTGCAATTGTAAAACCTAACCTGGCTTTAAGTCTATTACGTGAGTATAAAATTAAACTAGATAGACCTATAAAATTTGATGGTAAAACATATAATGGCTTTACTAAAGACAAAATAAATGGTGAAAGAATACAAGATATTATTTCTACTTTAGTTACAATGGAGACTGATAATGCTAAAGAGCGTTTGATAGCTAAATTTGGACTTAACATTCATGCCGTTGGTTTAGTTGGTAATATGGTTTCTTTAGGTATTCCATTGAGAACTTCAATCTTATTAGTAAACTCTGCTGAAATAAGAGACTTATATGATCAGGCTTTAAATAAGAGTGATCAGTATGATGCAAGTTTAGATACGCTTTTATCAATGCGTATAAATGCAGTAGCAGCATTAGCTGCTAAACAAAAAGATAAGAGTGGTGGTAAACTTCCGTTTGTAAAATTATCAGATAAATTTTTAGAGTCAGCTGTAGATAGTACAGAAGACTTAACATCTAATGAAAGACTTCAAATATTATTTTTATTTGATAGACTTAATAGTGTTAAAAAGTTTACAAACAAGATAAACAAAGTTACAAGTCTTACACAGGGTCTTCCTAAGTCTATACCAGAGATGAAAGATTCTATTGAAGATATTCTTTCTTTATTTGATAAAGATGCTCCTATGGATATTAGACCAATCTATGGTAACAGCAGCAAAACTTGGCAGAGCACTTATTTAAAAATATTTGGTCAAATACATAATGATCTTTTACCTAACACTATTTTAACCATGAGTCAGGACTTTAATGATATATTAAATCCTACTTATAAGCAAATGAATACTGATGGAAGAGGGTTTGATAATGAAGCAAAAAATAAAATTGAGCAAGATTTATTATCTTATTTAACAATTAAGTCATATCAACATCTTCTTAATAATAGTTCTGGCAATTCTTCTGTAGAGAATTCATTACTTTATCCTGGAGTTGTAGGCACAACAGATTTATCTTTAGTTAAAAGAATAGAAGACCTACGTGCAGACAGGGCTAAGAAAGGTGAGGAATATAATTACTTCCTTGACAGTTTTGTAGGTACACAATATGCCGGGGCAGAAGGCAATAACTCAGGGTTAAATTTAGTAAAAGCAGATACCTGGAGAAGGCTTAATGCAGCAAACAAAATTGATCTTCAAACATCATTTGCAAAACTATATGGTTCTATTGAGACAAGAGAAATAGCTGAAGACATTCTGCATTATATGATGGTTAAAGATGGATTGCAACTTAAGTATGGAAGTCTTATGAGTGCAATGAGTCCTTTTATTATGGACAAGTATCTTAAAAATGTTGGTGCAGTAGAAAGTGCTCTTAAGGGTCAAGTAGAGTTTGAACAAGTTTTTGGTGTATCTAAACAAGATGTAATGAAAGAGTTTAAGTATGGATACTTACAATCTAATATTGTAGGACCATATCTTTTAACTTATGATGCTAGCAAACTTGTTGCTGGGGAAACTTTTGATTTTATCAATAGACCTCACAAGATGGAAATTAGTTCAGAAGGTTTTGATCACGTAAATGCAAAAGAATTTATAAGAGTTAAAGTAGATAAAGGACGAGGAGAAGAGTATATATTGCTCAGAGCACTTGCCAAAGAAGATTCTAATGAAAATATAACTGTATACTCTGAGGTTTCATCAATGGGTTCTAATCAGCAGTTTGGTGGTGGCTTTGTAGGTGGACCTAGACTTACATATAATCAAGTAAGAAACGTAGGTAGAGGAACAACACAAAATAGTTTACCTCAAGATAGAGCTGCACAAACAACACAACAAACACAACAAACTAGTGAGGTTGAGTATCCTGTTGATACTAACCCTGCAGCTATACAAGATGTAAATGAAGTATTAAATTCTGAATCAGCAATAGTTAGTCAAACTACGGATTCTGTAACAGTTCAAGCTGATGTAGATGCGGCAGAAACAAACATATCTGACATGGCAAAAATAATGGCTGAGTTGTCTAAGAACTCAGATAGTCTTATATTTGATGAGACAGGAAATGCTATTATAGAAGATACGGATCAGAGCATTCCAGAAGCTACAGAAGTTGAACAACAACAACAAGAGCAACTAGAAATGGATCTTTTTGCTTCAGAAGAAATTTCAGAAGCTTCAAGTCTATCAGAATGGTGGGATGCAAATGTTGAAGGTAATAGTGAAGCTTTGAAAAAGCTATCTGCAGAAAATATAAAAAGCCTTGATGATGCAATATCAACATACGGTGATTTATTTTCACAGACAAAAGAAGGAGAACAAGAAATAATTGAGAGACTTAAATGTCTTATATAATTAAAGAATAATCAAATGGCTAAATGTTACAATAGAAATGATCCAGGATACCAAGCACTAAAAGATGAGTTTGGAACTAATATCAGAACATCTAAGATTATTAATGATTGGCAACGTGTCAATGGTTCTGACATGTTTCCTAGTGTTGTCCAAGCCCAAACAATGGTTAAGGATCAAAACATTGCATTTTCATTAAAGACTCAAGCTTTTGGTGAAAGTGTTCTTGACAATTTAAGAAGAGAAAGAATAGGTAAGAATTTTGCAGGTCAGTTTTTAATTAATAACTCTAATCCTAATACTCAATTATATGATGAAGCCTTTTTAGAAAGTAACCTAAAAAGATTTTACAGATACCTAGATATTAATAATATACCAAGAGAATCATTTACGGTAACAAGAACTCCAAAGAGTTATAAGATTGAACCAAACAATGATATGTTTTCTGCCAGAGATATACTAGAAAAATCAAGGTCATGGGATACCAATAGATCAAGGGCGGTTGTTATGCATCTTAAGAGGATGTTTCCACAGGTACAAGTAAAAATGGTATCTGTTGCACAAGCAAGAGTAATGTATGAGTCATTACCAAAAACTAAAACAAATAATGTTAAATTCAATGAAGTAAATTCTTTTTATATGGATGGTGTAGCTTATCTAATAAAAGGTAGAGTTACAGATGAAATAGCTATTGAAGAAATGTTGCATCCTTTTATAGATGCAATAAAGATGGAGAATGAAGAATTATTTAACTCACTTCTTGAGGAAGCAGTAAATAATTTTCCTGAACTATCACAACAAATTGAAGATGCTTACAACGCCAGTACAAGAAATTTCAGTGATACTGAAAGAGATCTTGAACTTGTAACGCAAGCATTATCAAGACACTTCAAAAAAGAATATGAGACAACACCAACAAAAGGATTTTTAGCAAAAGTTAAAGAAGTCCTTGAATGGTTTAAAGCTGTAATTGAAAACCTTAATAAATATATTACAGGCAGAGAGCTTCCTGTATCTGCTATTAAACCAGGTACAAATCTGAGCGATATAGCTAAACTGCTTAACACAGAAGGAATACAGTTTAAGTTAGAGAAAAGAGTAGATGGTAAATTGAGGTATGCTCTATCACCACAAAAAGAAATACAAATAAAAGATGCTTTAGAAAGGGCTAATGATACACAGAAGCCAATCATAATGCAATTATTTAATGTAGCACAGAGTGAAAATTCAGGCCTTGTTGATTCTCTGTCAGCATCAGTAAAAGATGCAGCAGCTGGAGATTCAATTGTAACGCTTAATAAAGAAGATCATACCTACATAAACTCTAATGATGCTGATAAAGTATACACATCAGTAACTACAGCTATAAAAGGAAAGCTATCACCGGACAAACAGGTGGCTCATAAGATTAATTTAGATATTGGTAACGAAGTAGATACATTACTAGACGGTGTTATTGCTAATCTTTCTTTTGAAGATGCATATGCTGCATTAGAAACAAACATCATATCTAAAGATAAGGCTAAGGAAACTTTTGATACCCTTGGTAGTATTATGGATAGTTTAAAAATGAAAGGTGCTATTGTATTATCTCAAGTTGTTTTATTTGATGAAGCATCTAAAATGGCTGGTACTGCAGATGTATTTATTATAGATCAAAATGGTAAGGTAAATATCATGGATCTAAAAACTACAAAAAATGAACTAAGTAAAACAGTTCCTCTTAATGATAAAAAGGGAAAGCGTGTAGGAAATCAGTACAAGGAAAGATTTTATACTTTAGAGAATGACTCTTTTCTAAGGCAGCAAGGTTTAGCAACTCAATTATCAACAGAGCAGCAACACAATCTACAAGTAAATGTATATAGAAGAATGGCTGAGAATATGGGATATGAAGTATCCTATGATGAATGGGCTACATCTACAATACATTTTAAGGTTGGGATAGAAGGTACTGGTTCTGATCAAGTATTTGATGGTTCAGTAGATTTTGATAGATGGGTTCCTCATCCTATAAGCCAAAACTTAAATTTAGTAAATGCACTTGTCCCACAAGCAATAAGCTCTTACCAAAAAAGTAAAATAGAACAAGAGCAAGAAGGCTCATATAATAAAATATGGAATGGTAAGGATCAGAATGATGAGACAACTGAAGAAGATAAAAAAGCAGCAGAAAACTATGATGAATACAATGCTGCAGCTGGCTTATTAGACACATATCAAAAAGCACTAATTGAAAAAAGAGATATGATTCCTTTGTTGACTTCTAATATATATATGGAATCAACAAAAGAAAATGAGATTGATCAAATATCCAAGACAATAGCATACATAAATTTAGCTATGGCGGGTAATGTTAAAGGTCAATCAAAGGCATTGTCTGAGGTATTACAAGATGCATTATCACAAATAAAAGAGTTCAGGGCTTATGTTGAGAATCCAAAAAATGTAAACAAGCCAGAGTATGTTTCTTATGTTTTAAATTTTGATAAGTATATGAAAACGTTTGAAGGGCTTTTTATACTTAAAGATTTAAAAGGGCTAAATAGGACTCAAAATAATTTAATACTCTCATTACAAACACAACTTAATTTACTTAGTGGTGCTGGAACTGATACAGGAGGAATAGTAGGTACTGCACTGAAAGACTATGTAAAAGAAATGGTTAGGTTAAAATCAAACAATGATTATGGTGGTAAAGATAGTTTGTTTACTGAGAAAGACTTAGAGCTTTTATTGGAAAAAGTTCCAGATATAAGTGACACTGAATACCAAACGAAGGATCTGGCAACATCTCCGGATGTTTTGTTAGCTACAATGGATAAGATAAGAAAAGCTCAGAACCAAAAGCTATTAGATCTAGTTGCTCAAAGAGAATCAATGATTAGAGCTGCAGGTCAAAAGCTTGTAAAATTATCTCCAGAGTTAAAACTTGATGAGCTTTATAAGTTTATGCTAGAGTATGATTCTGATGGTGTATTTAATGGTAGATATGTCACAAAAATAGGTGAGCAATACTGGGCTATACAAAATAAGCTTAGAAGTGAGTTATATGATAATGAAGGTACACCTTATCAATATAGACCTGTATATGATTTAGAAAATGCAAGTCAAGAAGATATAGATTACAATATAGATCTTGCTGCAAAAAAACAGGCATATGGAAATTTCTATATGGCAGAAGAAAAAAGAGAAGATGGATCTTTGCGTCCATCAGGTATGTATCATAAATATACTCAAGAGTTTATTGATATTAGAAGTAAGTATGAAGTATGGATGCCAGGTGCTGATAGTAATCCAAGAGGTAGTTGGGAAAAGAAAAAGAATATATCAGATGCTGACTATGCTGCTTATGTTGCAAAATATTATCAACCAATAGAATATACTAGAGCTGTTAGAGTTAAGGGTGTAGCAACAGGACAAGTCATACAAGACCGTCAAGACATGATGGTGCCAAAAGTAGAGTTTAGAGAAGTACTATTAACTACTCTTGATGGGCGTAACATGAAGAACCCAAAGTATGATGCTATAATGAATGGTACAGATGCAAAGTCTATAGCTCAAAGAGAGTTTTATAATTTGTATGTTGAAATGTATGAAAAAGACTTGCTAAAGAAAATACCTATTGGTCAAGCAGCAAATATGCTTGGAAGAGTTCCTTTAGTTCAGAATAAATTAATGGCTGAGGTAAAAGAAAAAGGTACTTTATTTACCAAGTTATATGCTAGTTTAAGTGAAAGCAAAGCATGGAACATGTTTAATCAAACATCTACTCAAAAAAATGTTATACTAGACAACGAAGGATATATAATTGACCAAATGCCTATTTATTATACAGGTAGACCCAAGTTAGATAGTGACATGGCAGACCTTCAAAAAGAGATAGACTTTTTAAAATCACAGTATAAAAAGAATGAAATCCAGGATCAAAAATATCAAAAGCAAATAGCTGAATTAAACGGTAAAATGGTAAGGCTAAGAGCAACACCAAGTAGAGGTCAAGTTAGTACAGACATGGCATCTAGTTTACTTAAGTTTAGTGCTATGGCTCAAAACTATGAAACAATGGGCGCTGTAGATGATACCTTAAAAGCTTTTGTTAAGGTAATTGAAAACAGAACATATACTCCTGCTCCTGGATTGAGATTAAATCTAGTAGCAAAAGTAAAAGATAAAGTTATAGATAATTTAGGTACTAAAGCAAATACAAGTACTCAAGAAAAAAATGTAGTACGTAGAGCAAAGAAGTTTATGTCTATGATTCATTATGATAATGAAAACATTACTAAGGGTGCTGTAGATAAAATTGCAGATGGACTTATTCAGTTGTCTTCTTTATCATATGTAGCGTTTAACCCATTTGGTAACTTTAATAACTACTTGATTGGTAGAATAAATAACAATATTGAATCTATTGGTGGTAGATTTTATAGTCAAAGTGCTTTTAAAAGAGCAACATGGGAGTTTAATAAAAGAGCTATTCCGGGATTAGTTCAAAGAACAGCACATGGGGGTGCAGAAGATTTACTTGACGTAGTAACATTTGGAGTTATACCAGGGTTAGCTAAAGCTGACTACAATAAAAAATTACCTAATAGCAAGTACGAGGCCTTTGTAGATATGTTTAGAATGATGGATAACATGTCTGATATACGTGAACAAAGCAGAGCTACTGATGATGGTAAGAGTTGGTTTGATAGAGCAACTGAATGGGGTTATATAATGCAAGATGCTGCTGAATACAACTCTCAAACAAAAGTAGGTATGGCTATACTTATGGATACTATGGTAAGAAATAGTAATACAGGTGAAGAACTATCTTTTTATGATGCATTTGAATATGATGCAAAGACACATAAAAATGAAATTAAAAAAGGATTTGATACAGTAATAAAAAGAAACGGTCAAGAAGTAGTTTATACTGATGCAATAAGATATGAAATTAGAAATGAGATTAGAGAAGTAAACAAACAAATCCATGGTAACTACGCTAAAGAAGATAGAATTGTTCTTCAGTCAAGTACATTAGGTTCTCTAGCTATTCAATTTAAGAAGTGGTTAGCTCCTGCAATTAGAGCTAGATATCAAAGAGAATATTTTGATCAAAACTTAGGATGGATGGAAGGCAGATATAGATCCGCTTTATCATTTTTAAATTATGCCAGAAAAGAACTTGCACAAGGTAACATGAACTTCAGAACAATGGGTAAAGAATATCTTAACCAACAGGTTAATGAATATACTAGAGAGAAGTTTGGTGAAGAAGGAGTAAGAGACTATGGACAAGGTGGTAACATAGATCAAAGAGCTAAGAATAGACTGTTTGGTTTCTATAGGAGTATGGCTGATCTAGGTATTATGTTTAGTGTTATGTCTATATCTTTATTGTTTGATGATTTATTACTTGGAGATGATGATGATAGTGATACTCAGAAAAGATTTAAAAACTTAACAAGATATCAGGCAGATAGAGTATACAAAGAACTTGTATTGTTCATGCCTTCTTTTGCAGGATTTGAGCAAGTTGAGCAGATGTTTAACTCTCCAATTGCTGCATCAAGATCAGTTAGTGAAATGTCTGAGTTTTTTGAGATGTTGTTTATTGGAGGTTTCAAACATTCAATGGCAAAAGTAACTGGAAATGAAGAAGCTTTTTATGCCAACTCTAATTATGTATATCAAAGAGGTAACAGAAAAGGGGAATTAAAATTATATAAAAACTTTAAAGATGTGTTCCCAATAGTTTATTCTATTCAGAAGTGGGATTCATATCTTAAAAATGCTGATTTCTATATTAAATAAGACAAATTAACAGGTTTAAATCTGATAGATGACATATAATTTACTTATATTATAGTATACAGGCTTAGATGTATAATGTAAACTATGAAAAGATTATTATTATTATTAATGTTGGGAATGGTTTCATCTTGTGGAACATATAATATATCCACAACCTATAAAATTAAAAGTATTTTAACTATAACAGAAAAAGGAGATACTCTTGCTGTTCCTGTTAGAGACTTTAAATTTAGAATATTGCGTCAAGATGATCCTTTTAGATATCAGTATAGACAAGAATGGCAATATAGAAATTGGAGTAGATATTATATTCCAAACATTAATGTGAGAAATACATACAGTCCACCTGTAATGCACACGAGACCGGTAACAATACCAATAATTAAACCAGTAAAGCCAATAAAAGTTGTTGCACCGATAAGAGTACAAAAGAAAATTAAATTTAACAATGACAACTAAACTATTCATAGTGAGCATAACAGCATTCTGCACGTACTTATGTACGTACTTTTTTGATTTATCAATGGAAAACATGGAACAATACCTGGCGGTTTGTTCAGTATTATGGTTAGATGGAATCTTTGGGGTTTGGGCAGGCTGTAAAAGAGAAGGCTTTAAAACATATAAAGCATTAAGAATTACCAGAAACACTTTTGTTTGGATAGCTATCCTGACAGTAGTCCTTATGGTAGAGAAAGGATTTAGTGGTACAGGTTGGCTATCCGAAGTGGTTGTAGTACCTTTTATGATACTTCAACTTATAAGTGCTTTAAAGAATGCTTCAATGGCAGGCCTAATAAAAACAGAAGAGCTTAATAAAATTCTAGATAGAATTGATAATCACAAAGGACCTAGAAAATAAACTATTAGTTTATGCCAAAAAGTCTTTAAGGAAGTGTGCTATCCAAGCAATTAATCCATTTACATTAAGAACAACAAGATTCCATTGCTTACGTGATGAAGTCTGTACAACTACACATATAAAACCTAGTATAAATAATCCCGGATGCAATGTCCACTGAGCTGCTATCAAAAAGCCTGCACCCATATAACCTATACGGGATGCAACCTTCTGATACGCTGTAAGCTTATTATTATAAGCTAACAATTTGAGTATTTTTCTTTTAACCTTCACAACTTGAACATTCTAATATGTTACGTGCAAAATCCTGAGCACTACTCTTACTAAATTGATAGTATAAAGTTTTAACACCTTCTTCCCAGGCGTACATGTATAGTTTATTTATATCTTTAGCTGACACAGATGGATCTATCATTAAGTTTAATGACTGAGACTGGTCAATATACTTTTGTCTTTGAGCCGCTTGTAATACAATCTCTTTAGGGGATATCTCAACAAAAGACTTAAACACTTCTTTATTAGGAAAGTCTAAGTGTTGTACACTTCCATCTTTTTTAAGTATAGATTGCCAAGTCTTAGGATTATTTAAACCATGCTTTTCTAATTGAGCTTCTAAGAAAGGATTCTTATATACTGTTTTAGATTTAGCAAGATCTTTAATAAAGTAGTTAGACTTAATAGGCTCAATACCCATGCTCACAGCTCCATGAATAAACGAACTTGATTTAGTAGGTGCAATGGCAATTAAGGTTGTGTTAGCATAACCATCCCTAATAGAATTGTATCCATATTCTGCATGTAACTTTCTTGATGCTATTTCACTTCTGTCTTTAAGAGTTCTAAATATTTCACTGTTTAAACCTTTAGCTTGTAGTGAGTCAAACTCAATAAGCTTTGATTGAAATAATGAATGGTAACCCATAACACCTAGACCAACAGCTCTGTGATTTTTTGCAAAATTATAAGCTCTCTTCATACCGGGCATTGTTTCTGCCTTAATAATAAACTCATCCATTACTGCATTAAGAAAATACACATATGTTTCTACAGCATCTGTTTCTTTAATCTCATCCCAGTGTAACAGGTTAATGGATCCTAAGCAACAAACAAAAGAATTATAACTGTCTGTAGGTAATTGTATTTCAGAACATAGGTTTGAAGCAGTGATCTCTAGTCCTAACTCTTTATAAGGAGAATTATTATTAGAATTATCTTTAAACATTATGTATGGAAAACCAATCTCACTTCTATTTTGAATGATCTTGGCCCAAACTTTACGTTTGCTTTTGTCCCCTGCTTTCATCTCTTCCATCCAGGCATCACCAACTGTGACACCATATTGAAGGTTTTGAATAGGATTACCATCTGTCCCAATATCTAAAAACTCTAAAATGTCAGCATGCTCTACAGGTAAGTACACTGCACATGCTCCACGTCTTGCTTCAGATTGTTTACATACATCTACCACAGTATCATATATCTTAGCATAATGAATTGGTCCATCTGCAAATCCTCCTGTAGAAATAGGAGCACCTCTTTCTCTAATGTTTCCTAAGTAAGCTGAAGTTCCACCTCCATACTTAGACATCATTCCAATTTCACGGCCAGCATTTAATATACTGTCCAAGTTGTCATCTACGTTAGATCCGTAACAACTGATAGGTAATCCTTTTGCTTTACCAAAGTTAATCCACACTGGAGTTGATAAAGAGTAGTATCCTTTGGCCATGTAGTGTTCAAACTTTTCTGCAAAGCCTTTTATATTCAAATACTTTTCTGCTTTAATAGCAATGTCTTTGATTCTTTGTTCAGGGGTTTCTGTAATGTACCCTCTTGATAAAAATGTGCGGCTATCTTCATTCAGCCAGTAGTAATTATTATATTCCATTATTTTGATTTTTATTTCCGTTTTGTCTCCAATCTATCCAAAAGCCTATAGCCACCATTAAGTGTAAAAAAATAGACAGTGCGTATTCATAAAAGT